GCCATGTACTGCGAGTGCAACGGCGGGGACCGCACGCAGATGGTGACTCGCATAGGGTTCCGCTACGTGGAGGCAAACTCGTGAGCGACCCATCCCACAAGGCCCTCATCGCCAAGGCTCGTGGCGCCAAGGCGAAGGCACAGAAGACAGCATCCGCGCGGACACCCTGCGACGGATGCAATGGCAAGACAGATCCCGACGAGCCCTGCCAGGCGTGCAGCGTGGCTGTGGAGGAGACGACATGCTTGAGAACGTAGCAACCGCATGGGCCGCACTTCGCGCAGAACTCATCGAAGCATGCCCGAGGCGGGACTGCGATGAGAACTGCCCAGAGTGCGAGGGCACTGGCGAGGTGTGGATGTACGTCGACTTCCCGCGCGAACACGTTACAGAGCTTGACGCGGCTATGGCGAAGAGGAAAGCACGGGTCGCTGACGACGACCTAGCAGAACGCATTGCCATCGACTGTCACGACGCCGGCCACGACGCCCGATGGTGCGCGACATGCGCGGCGAGGCGCGACGGCATCGAGGCGTACCGCGAGGCACTGAAAGGAGAGAACCATGCCTGACACCCCCGTACCCCTGCCGGATGGCGTGAAGCCCGTGTGGGAAGACGGCGTGCCGTGGTGTGCGCTTAACTGCCCATCGTATGAGCGCGTTGACCAACACACCACGATGTGTGGCAAGACGCGATATGTTGACGACGATTGCTGCTACCCCGCCGTCGTCGCCCTTGCTGCTGACAGGGCACGGCTACAGGGGATTGTGACGACGCTCGCCACGGCCCTGATGACCGTACACGAACACGGGTCGCGTATCCCTCGCAAGATCGTGACGTTGGCACTGAAGTACGACAAGGACGACTAGCCATGGAAGACCGCCGAACAGCACAACACACGGTCAAGGGCAACAAGCGAACGTACAAGCCTTTACGCAAGGGCAACGTCACGGCAAGCCCGAAGAGCGACCCTGAGCGCGTCAAGGCGCTGCTGATGGAACGTCACGGCGTTGAGAGCATGGACGACCTGCCAGAGCAAGGTCAACTCGAATGGGCCGAGCACCTGGCCGTAGCGAAGCACAGGGCGAAGGCGTACGCGGCACAGATGAAGAAGAAGCCACCGAAGAAGACGAAGAAGAAGTGGAGCCACCGATGAGCGATGAGAAGATATGCCCGAACTGCCGATCAGAGTTCGCGACAGACGCGGGCGGCATAGACAGATACGCTTGCGGCTCGGCATTCGTTGCGGTCAGTCCGCTGCCAGGACTCACTGGCGACGTGTGCCTTGTGCGAAGCAAGACATGCGTGATCCAAGAACTCGACAACGCATACAGGACCATCGCAGAACTGAGGGAGACGATCAGTGAACTACACAAAGTTTCTTGAACGCAAGACACAGCTAGGCGGGATGCACGGGTTTGAGCCTGTGGACCTGCCAGACTTCCTGTTCCCATTCCAGCGAAGCCTAGTCGAGTGGGCGATACGCAAGGGCAGGGCTGCGATCTTCGCGGACTGTGGGCTGGGCAAGACGCCGATGCAACTCGTGTGGGCTGACAACGTAGTGAGGCATACGAACAAGCCCGTGCTGATTCTTACACCGCTTGCCGTGTCATTCCAGACGATCCGTGAAGCCGAGAAGTTCGGCATCGAAGCTGAGCGATCCCAGGACGGGACACACTCGGCAAAGATCGTTGTCACGAACTACGAACGCCTACACAATTTCGACGCAACTGAGTTCGTCGGCGTGGTATGTGACGAGTCAAGCATACTGAAGTCATTTCAGGGCAAGACGCGAAAGCTCATAACCCGGTTCACGAACAAGACGCCATACCGCTTGCTCTGCACAGCGACGGCCGCGCCGAATGATTACGCCGAACTTGGTACCAGTTCCGAAGCGTTGGGCGAACTGTCTCATACTGAGATGCTTCGCCGGTTCTTCAAGTACCTGGATGACAAAGGCCAGCAGAAAGAGAACCGCCAGCAGCGGGAAGCGGAGAAGCACGTTGAGGCGGACCCGAGCTACTACCGCAAGCTAGCCTACAGGATCGCACAGACAATCGGGCAATGGCGGCTGAAGCATCATGCTGTCACAGCGTTCTGGCGTTGGGTTGCATCGTGGGCGCGGGCGTGTCGGATGCCCTCTGACTTGGGATTCGATGACAAGGGCTTTGTCCTACCACCGTTAGAAGAGCACGAACATATCATCGAGCCCACGTCTGCGCCGGATGGAATGCTATTCACGATCCCGGCTGTTGGGATGCACGCCGAGCGGGAAGAGAGACGGCGGACGATGGACGAACGGGCCGAACTGGTAGCCCGGCTGGTTGACCACGACAGGCAAGCGGTTGTGTGGTGTCACATGAACGCAGAGGCCGACAAGTTGGAAGAGGTGATACCAGACGCAACGCAGATCGCTGGGCGGACGCCGGACGAACAGAAGATCGAACGGTATGAAGCGTTCGCTGACGGTTCTCTTCGCGTGCTGGTCATCAAGCCGAAGATCGGAGCGTGGGGCCTGAACTGGCAACACTGCAATCATGTTGTGACGTTCGCCACTCACAGCTATGAGCAATACTACCAATGCGTTCGCCGCTGCTACCGCTTCGGGCAGGAACGCACGGTGCGGCTGGACGTAGTAGCGACAAGGGAGAGATACGAGTACTCGGCAACATGAGGCGGAAGGCTGAGAAGGCGTCGGCTATGTTCGACGCTCTAATCAGGGAGATGAACAACGCGACGCAGATCACACAAGACGATCTGTACACCAACGAATCGGAGTTGCCTTCATGGCTATCAGCGAACAAGTCATTACAGACGAATACGCTTTGTACTGCGGAGATTGCATCGAAGTGATGCAGACCATCCCGGACGAATCAGTACACCTCACGATGTACTCGCCACCGTTCGCCGGGCTGTACCAGTACAGCAGCGACCCGCGCGACATGAGCAACTGCATCGACCGTGACGAATTCTTCGTCCACTACGGGTACTGCATCGATGAGATAGCCAGGCTCACCATGCCGGGGCGAATCTCGGCGGTTCACTGCATGGACATCCCGCTATCAAACGCCGGGTGCGATTCGATCTTTGATCTTCCAGGAGCGATCATCCGCGAGCATGAGGCGAGGGGCTTCGCCTACGGTGGCCGACGTGCGATCTGGAAGGAACCGCTTATGGTCCGCAACCGCACGATGATGAAGAGCCTGCACCACAAGACGTTCGCTGAAGACTCGACCCGCACGAGCATTGCGAACGCGGACTACCTGTTGACGTTCCGCCGCAAGGGCACGAATGAGGTGCCTGTCGTTCACGAGACGGGCATGATGCACTACGCGGGCGAGATGACACCGCCTATGGACGTGCAAGAGTATCGCGGCATGAAGGGCGATCAGAAGCTAAACCGCTTCTCTCAGTGGATATGGCGGCGGTACGCCTCTTCGGTGTGGATGGACGTTCGGGTTGACAACGTGCTGCCCTACCGATCCGCGAAAGAGGGCGAAGACGAGAAGCACGTCCACCCGTTGCAGCTTGACGTTATCGACCGCTGCGTTTCGATGTGGTCCAACCCCGGCGAGACAGTCTTGACCCCTTTCATGGGCGTGGGCTCTGAGGTATACGGTGCTGTAGCCAACGGCCGGCGTGGCGTAGGAATTGAACTCAAGCCCAGCTACTATGCCCAAGCCGTCAAGAACTGTGCCGGTGCCCATGAGCGATTCAAGCAAGAGCAAGGACGGTTGTTCTAGCCCCCTTGCCCCAACCCCCCGCCCGCGGTATGATGTAGGTGATACTTGACGATGCACTCACAACGACTTCTCAAACTTGGCCCATGCCGCCCGGAGACGCGCCCTCCAGCGTTGTCAAGTATCAACCGGGCGGCGGGCCTTTTCTATGGAGGTGCATCATGGCTGATGTGCCGAAGATGACCCTTGGCGAAGCCTTGCAATACACTCCGTACTTTCTAGCCGCTGTCGGATGTCGAGACGTAGGGCGGGAAGAAGCGTCTGTAGTGTTGGGACTATGTGCGACACTGACAGGACAAGTCTTGGTTGACGCTCTCACGCAGGCTCATGCCTACCATCCAGACTCGATCGCCATGGGCGAATCTCAAGCGAGGCAGTGTTCTCGCTACGGCCCGCAGTGCAATTGTTGGCTACCCGGGGTGGCTCGGGAAGACCATTGGTGTACCCGGGAACGTCGAGACAGGGCAGACGGCCGGAAGTCGCCAGAGTACAGGGCGTGGCGTGCGTTTGTGCTGGAGCGGGACCACGCCAGTTGCGTTGTGTGTGGCGCGGCAGACGACGGCCTGCACGCCCACCACAAAAAGAGCTTCGCGGACCATCCAGAGCTACGGTACGACGTAGACAACGGCGAGACGCTGTGTCCGAAGTGCTACAAAGCCATGCACGCCGCCCGGGAGGTTGCCGATGGCAGGTGATTGGATCAAGATGCGGTGCGACCTAGCAGACGACCCCGCCGTGGTGGGCATCGCCGGGGCGCTCGACATCGAAGAGGACCTGGTTGTCGGCAAGCTACATCGCCTGTGGGCGTGGGCGAACAGACAGACCGAAGACGGTAACGCACCGCACGTTACACTTTCATGGCTCGACCGTTACATCAGCGTTACAGGCTTCGCCGACGCTATGGTAAACGTGGGCTGGTTGGTGGTGACAGAGGGCGGCATTCTCATACCAGACTTCGACAAACACAACTCGAAAAGTGCCAAAAAGCGGGCAATAACCGCCAGACGGGTAGCAAAACACCGGGTTCCGAAATGTAACGCCGACAGCGTTACCAGAGAAGAGAAGAGAAGAGAAGAGAAGAGTACAGAGGACACAAACAAGAATGGGAAGAATGGGAAGAAGGTAAAGAAGAAGATCATACGGCCGCCTACCGGCGACCACGCGACGTTCATCGAGTGGTTCCATGTGGAGTTCGCTGAGAACATGAACTTTGCCTACGACTTCACAGGCGGCAAGGACGGGAAGGACGGGAAGCACGTCAAGGAACTGCTCGCCCTGATGTCCGTCGAGGAACTCAAGACCGCTACAAGTCGGATGTTCGATGACCCGTGGGCGAGGAGCCAGGCGGCCATAGGGCTGGGCCTGCTGCGTTCACAGATCAACAAGTACCGCCAGAACGGCAAAGGAAAGGCACCCCATGCCTGGTAGAACACCACCCCACGACATCACGGCTGAAGTCTGCGTCCTTGGCTCTATGCTCGTGGACGAGACGAAGATCCCTGCCATAGCCGAAGTGCTGTCTGCTGAAGACTTCCACAGGCCCGCGCACGAACTTCTGTTCGGTGTGTTGGTGAAGATGCACGCGGACGGCTGGCCGGTGGACCTGGCTACCGTGCAGGCGAAGTGCAAGGAAGCTGGGATCTGGGAGAGCATCGGTGACATGGACTACGTTGGTGACATCGCAGAGGACGTGCCTTCCGCCAAGAACGCGGACTACTACGCCAAGGTGGTAGCCGACAAGGCCCGCAAGCGTCAGATCATCGAGCGGTGCGAGGCGACGGCCGCCCGGGCGTGGGATGACAACTGCCCTACTGCCGAGGTGCTGGCCGACGCTCAAGAGTGGGCATTCAGTATGCAGGCTGTCCAGGATGACCGCAGGTCGGACGCCGCAGAGTCCGCGACGGAGCTTCTGGCGAGCATGGCAGCCGGCGAGCGTTTCTCGATTCCCACGGGCATGATGCGATTCGACTTCGCTACAGGCGGGTTGCGTCCAGGGCGGATGTACGTGGTGGCCGGGTTCACGTCGGTGGGCAAGACGGCCTTAGCCCTGTGGATGGCTGCGAACATCGCCGACAGCGGTACACCGGCCTTGTTCGTATCGCGGGAGATGCCAAAGGACGAACTGACTGAGCGGCTGCTGAGCGGAATGTCGGGCGTACCGCTTCGCAAGATCGCACGGCGAGAACTGACATCGAGCGACGGCATGGCCATTGAGAAGGCCCGCGACAGGCTGGCGAACCAGCCCCTTGTCTTCGATTGCCGATCATCAAGGGTATCTCAGATAGCATCATCGGCCCGGCGTCTCGCATCGGAGTCGAAACAGCCGATTGGCGTTATCGTGGTAGACTACCTCCAGCTTCTACTCGGCGACGGGCGGAGCCTCAGAGAACAGGTCGTGAATGTCAGCCGTGGACTCAAGCTGCTGGCCGTAGAACTCAACACGAGCGTAGTGGCCCTCAGTCAACTTGCGAGGCCGATGGGGCTGAAACCCGGCGACAACCCGAAGCCCCACCTGCACGGCATGAAGGAATCAGGTAGCATCGAGCAAGACGCGGACGTTGTGTTGCTGCTGTGGAATCCTTCACGGTACTCGACGGCCGACAGGTGCATCTTGCACGCGGCCCTGCCGAAGAATCGTGGCGGCGTGCGAATCGACTGGCCAGACCACGCGGAAAGGCCCGTGCAGTTTGAATGGCGCCCATCGCTGACGTGGGTTGGCGATACGGAAGGACATAGATTCTGACACGCGGACATGCCAACATCGCCATGAGGGCGGAAAGAGGAGACGATGCCAAACAAGAAGCGTAAACACGTATGGGTATGGACGGTGATGCAGACAGAGATCAGCTTGCCGTCGTTCTCGCCGTCGCATTTCCTCGCAAAGAAGGGCGTATCGACCTTCACACTTGGAGGCGGCCAGTGGGTTCAGACGGTGAACGTCGAAGGCGACGGGCGCATGGGTGTGTTGCCGGTATTCAAGACGCGGACGGCGGCGCGGAAGGCTGGCGCGAAAGACAAGGAACTGAACAAGGTGGCCCTCCACGACAACGCTAGCCCCCAGGCCATGAAGGAGACGACGACATGATACGCATAGATCGACACATTTCAGTGGACTGTGACTGCGGAGCGTGCCCTTCGATGTACTGTCAAGATTTGGACGACGATGCTACGCCGGACCAGATCGCAGGGGCGTCGTTTGAACTGATGAAGGCGGTGAGAGAGGCCGGATGGGAAGTAACATCGCCAAACTGTACGATATGCCCTGCATGTATCGCCACTAGAGAGCGCGACATCACCACCGACAGCGTGCGGCACTTGGCTGGCACCGTCCTCCCACCGCAGGGGGCGGGTGAGGTGGAGTACGCGATACATGATGGCGGCAATGAACTCTACCGCAAGACTGAAGCGGGGTATGATTGCTGGCAGCAAGACAAAAGACATTGGGTAGCGGGCTGTGGATTCCCCACATGGCAGGAGCGAATAGACAACAAGCACGTCACTACAGTCACCACCCCCCAGGCCCGCGAGCAGTTCCCGCAGGCGTTTGAGGTGTACTGCGTCAGTAATGGCGACCTATGGAGGCGCAACGACGACGGCACCGCGAGCAGTTGGGCTGACGATAGCGTCTGGTTTGTGCGGTCGATGATGTGGACTGAGCGGATAGGCGTGCAAGGCCAAGGCGTGAAACTTCTCTCCGAAGCCGACGCCCGCGCCCGCTTCCCCGCTGCATTCGAGGGGAGTGTGGAGTACGCCTACGCACTTGACAGGGCTGCAAGTATGCTGTTCAGGGTTGCGGCAAGCGGCTACGTGGAATCGAGATCAGTCCGGTGGGCACAAGGCGAATGGGAGGAATACGACAAGACTGGCGGCATGGCGTGCGTGATTGATGGAGACACGCAGCCCCTCACCACCCCCCAGGCCCGCGAGCAGTTCCCGGATGCGTTTGAGGGGGAGAGCGATGCGTGGACAATGTTCTACGGCGTGACACCGACAGATGGACTGTATCGCTGTACCGTACCCGGAAGGCCGCAACTGTGGAAGCCCAAGGCAGGCATCTGGCTGGACAGCAACAACTACCGGACATACTCGGACTTCTGCTCGCTTAGCGGCGACAGAATCACCGAACCCGACGCCCGCGCCCGCTTCCCCGCTGCGTTCGGGGGGAGTAAGGAAGGCGAGTACATCATCTACAAAGAAACGCTGATCTATAGACGCACGGAAGACAAGCCCGAATTGTGGACCGCGCACGATCCGACGTGGCGAATCAGCACAGACTTCATGTCATGGGGCGATCTGATTGACGAGAAGCGAGCATCTGCGATCGCCCCCACCGAGGCCCGCAAGATCATGGAGGGTGGAGAATGAGCGACAAAGAGCGAGTCAATCAAGAGTTCGCCAAGTGGTGGGCAGAACAGAAACTGCCGGAACCGCCAGAATGTCACGAAGTGGAAGCGCTGGCGCTGGAGGCGTGGAAGGCTGG